AAATGAATCTATCGTGAATATGGCATGGTTACTTCGACATGGAATGGCATTATGTAAAGAGTATACTGATCGTTATGGTAAAGTTCATAGTTGTGAAGATACTATACTAGAAGCAGGATGCCTTATTCCTTTTGTTGATACAGACATAGTTAGGCCAAAATCATTTACTAGGGCAATGCCTGATGAGTATAAACATGACACAAGCATTGACACTTTTACTGCTTACAAGAATTACATTAGCAGCAAACCTTGGGTTGCATCTAATTATTTACGTGACCCATCCAGAAAGCCAGATTGGATAACTTGACACACAATTAAATACTTGTTAAAATGAGAGGACTAAAAATCCTCTCATTTTTTATGCATTTAATTTTACCTTTGATTTGTATTGCTTTAATTTGTTTAGTTATAGTATATTCAATTATAAATCGTTATGATCCGCACAATTAAAAATGAAAGATCAAAATCCAATATCTGATGGTGAAACCAAAACAGAAAAAATGAATAGAGCCTATGATTTGTACATAGAATCTATACATAAGCCTGATACCGTTTTACGTGCTTGTGCTCATAATCAGAAATGTTTTAATGAGTTAATGGATGTGCGTCAACAGGTGTTAGAGTATGTTTATACGTTAAGATCAAATGGACTCAGCTCTTAGTTGTGCATGGCCAAATAACCTTTACAGAACTTACATGAACGGAAGACTTAAAAAAGTAGATATGAAATCACGCCTTCTTAATATTAAGAAAGGGATTGATGATAAGGTCTGGTATCCTGAATGGGATGGTAAAGAAAGATGGGCAGCTCAACAAGCACTCAATAATGCTCTTGATATTCTTGATGAATTTGATTACTAATTATGACAGAAGAAACTATTAAAGAAATATGTTATACTAAAGAAGAAGTTGACTTAATGATAGAAGCTGCTTTAGCAGAAGCAAGAGCAATTGATGAAGCATCAATGCGTAAACATAATAGGGATGCTACTATCATTAGTATGATTCTTGGATTTACATGTCTTGCATTATTTTTGGATGGTACATTAAGACTACTCGGTATCATTCCACCCTTTCTTGATATAGATATAAGTATAGTAGATAAGATTGCAGAGAAAGTAGAGACAGAAGTTATACCTTTACTCAATCAAGCAAAAGGATATATACCAAGGATATGATACCAACACCAGTATTTGAACTATTAGTATTAGTTCTATCATTAATATGGTTACAAGTTCTTCTAGCACAACTAGGAGTTTATAGTAAGGATGGTCCACCAAGAGATAAAGACTCTGGGAGACGGCCATAAGGTTGCCAAATAGATTTAATCTGTTATAAGGTAGTTTGTATTAGAAAGGAGGGAACAACTTGTCTGGCGATAATATGCATGACCCACAACCAAATATAAGATATGCTGTTAATGTACATCACCATGATGAGTGGGAAAAAATGACATTTGAGGAAAGGATGAAAGTATTTTTACCATCTCTTAAGAAATGGGAATCTGAGTATCTTGAAAATAATAAAAAGAAATTATCTGAACAACAAATAGAACTTCTCACAGGAAGGCCTATTAGATCTTATGAAGGTATGATATATGGACAGATGTATAATGATTGGAAAAAACAAAAAGGAGTTAGCTGGTAATGACTACAAACTGGGATGACAGTAATTGGAGAGAAGAATCTCTTCCTTATTACACAGGTAAAAAAGAAAAGTTATTGAGAGAAGGACCACATAGTCTCTCTCAGTCATGGATTATGCAAACAATGTATAATGAATGGAAGAGAAGGAATGGTTATAAAGATCCTGAACCACCTGATTGTTCATCAAGCATGAGTGAATACTTCCAAAAAGAACAAGAATTTCTTATAGAGGATAATGAAAACTGAAATTTTACATGGTAAAGTAAAGACTGTCTTTACAACATCTGAACCTGATAAAGTTCTCATACAATATGAGGATAGAGTTACTGCTGGTAATGGTAAGAAAGAATTATGGGTAGAAAATAAGGGTCGTGTTTGTTGTGAAATATCTTCAATTTTATTTGAGGAGTTGGAGAAATTTGGTATCAAAACTCATTATCTTGATATATTTCCTGTAAGTATTATGTCTTGTAAAAAAGTGGACATAATACCAATAGAAGTTGTAGTAAGAAATGTTGCTGCTGGTTCTATTGTTAGACAGACTACTCTTGAAGAAGGTAGGATTATTAATTGGCCTTTGGTTGAGTATTATCTCAAGGATGATGAGAAAGATGATCCATTACTTACAGAAGATCGTATCAGACTGATGGGTGATTATCCATTAAGAGATATGGAACAGACTGCTAGAGAAGTTAATGGAATATTATCAAAGATATTTCGTGAGATAGGTTTTACACTTGTTGATTTTAAATTAGAATTTGGTTATGATTCTGAACGAAATTTACTTCTTGCTGATGAACTATCACCTGATGGAATGAGGCTCTGGAAGAATGGAACGTCTGAAAGTTATGATAAGGACTTGTTTAGAAAGGAAAAAGGTGATATAGTGGCCGCATATCAATATATACTAAAAGAACTACAAGGGTATGTCTGACATGCACGGAAATTTAGAACCAGAAGAACATGTTTTTCGGGATGAAGAACCTTCTGATATGTACGAAGATATGGCTAAACTCAACATGTTATATGAGGAGTTATGTTGGGATCATGATGACATTCTACAATTCTGTATTGAAGGAGATAGAATAGTCATACGTAATAAAACACTTGAGGAAGATTAGTGCCTGTATACAGAGATTATGAAATTCGTATCAACTTAAATGAATTGATCGAAAAAAGAATACCATGTTGTGATCTATTACATCCTGATCATTGTTTTACTGAGTCACAAGTTACTCAGATAGCACATGATATTAATATGGATTTGGATTTACATCCAATCTATCATCAGATTGATGAACATATTATGAGGTATGTTAAAGCAGCAGGGATAGACAACTCAGATCATTGGGTTGAGAAAAAATTACCAGATTTGGATGATTAATTATGAACAATCGTTATGAAACACCCCCAATACCTGAATGGGGAACGTTGAGACAGAAACAAAGAAATCAAGTTAAGTCTAAGTTTTATTATATCTTTTGGGGTCTTGCAACTGCATCGGTATTTGCTGGACAACTGTATGTTGGTTCGGGATATCGTCAGATGTCAAGATCTTTTAATCGTATTGTAGATTCTGTTGTAGTAGAGTTTGAAAGATCTTATGATAGACAAAAATTCTATTAAAAAAAAGAGTAGGAGTTTTACCCCCTACTCTTTATAACTATTATTTTAAAATAGTTTTACATATTTGGTCTCGGTGACTATCTTCTGCGTATTCTATTAGACATGTATAATAATCGTTGACTATTTGACTTTGTTCGTTAGCGTTGTCTAGTGTTTGTTCAAGGTGTCTAATGTTTTGATTCCAACCAGCTAATTGGTTGTGTGAAAGTAAGTTATGCATTGATAGTCTCCATATTAAATGAGTCCCATAATAAAAAACTTTGGATTCATCTTGGGGCCTCCTTCAGTTATTCTATCATTATTTATTAGTGTTTGATAACATACCATTAATTTTCGCAACATAAATTTATTTCTATATAATTTTTAGTACTTCTACTCATATGAATTTTACTGTTTATACAAAAGAAGGGTGTCCATATTGCTCTTCTATACTACAAATTCTCCTTGGTAAAGATTTAGCCTTTACAGAATACAAATTAGATGATAACTTTACTAGAGAAGAGTTCTATGCCGAGTTTGGTAAAGGATCAACTTTTCCACAAGTCGTAATGGATGGCAAAAAACTTGGTGGATGTATGGACTCTGTAAAATATCTAAGGGAGGAACGTATTATCTAATGAAACGATTCAGACTAATGAAAAAAATTCCTATAGATTCAAACATTTATGATATGGTGGAACATGTTATTGATGATGTGTTTTTAAGACAAACATTTACTTTTGACATGTATAGTTATCTAACATCAAATAGATTGACTGGGCCTATGGTTGATGAGTTTATTGATAGTAGCACAGTTCATAGTATAGGATTAACTGTTGATGAATTAAATTTGTATATTGAAGGTGGTAGTGATAATGAACATAAACAAATTAGAGAGTCATATGGTTACTTAGGTAAACCTATGGCAAGAAAAATAAAAACGTATCTTGAATCCATTGTCAGTGATGTTTTTAAATATAAAAACGATAAAAAACCTGGCAGAAGAAAGGGTTCTAGGAATCGTAAAAAACTCACTAAATAAACTTAGATAGGATATCTACTAATGCTTACATCGGTACAAGTAACGTTGGTTTACTCAGCTCTCTTTTGTATAGGTGGAACTCTTCTCGGTATGATTCTTGGTGCTTTTATTGGTTGGTTCGCTTGCGATAAGTGGTCTGACTATGTTACACTAAAGAATGCACAAATTTCATCTCATCCTGAGATGTATGATCAAGACGGGAACTTGATAAAAACAGAACTAACAGCCCTACGTGTTGTGTTAGATGAAAACGATTATTATTTGGAGGATGATGATTAATCATGGCTACTAAGACTAAGAAATTGCCACCTAATCCCTTGATAACTGAAATACTTGATGCAGTATCAAAGGCAAGATCTAAGGCAAAGAAAATTGAATTGTTGAAAGAGTATGATTCCCCTGCCATTCGTGCAGTATTGATTTGGAATTATGATGATAGTGTGAGAAGTATGCTTCCTGAAGGAACAGTACCTTACAATCCCAATGAGGCGCCAAAGGGCACGGATCATAACCAGTTAACCTCAGAGTATAAAAATCTATATCATTATGTGAAAGGTGGTAATGATCCTCTTCCAGCATTGAGAAGAGAGAGTATGTTTATTCAATTACTTGAAAGACTTCATATGGAGGAAGCTGAGTTAATTTGTTTGACTAAAGATAAGAAATTATCAGCCAAGTATAAGTTAACTCAAGACATTATTGCTGAGGCCTATCCTGACATTCATTGGGGTGGTCGTTCATGACAACTACGGTTTCTTTAACTGAAGAACAAGTTTCAAGGATGAAAGATAATAGTGTTGTTGTTATTATGACTGGTTGTGATGATAAAGCAGCTGGTGATAAGTCTCTTCCAACTACTGCATATCTTATTGAATGTGATGATGGTGAGAAACAATGGAAAGATATTGTTATGGGATATAGAGTACCTATTTTTGATTCTTATTGGGATGCATTTAAGAAGAATGTTATTCAAAAAATATCTTGGACTTCTGGTACTATGAATCCTAAGACATGGGGTAAGATTAAAAGTGCTCCACCACCTAGAAAGAAAAGGAAACGTAAGTCAACGGAGGATAATAAATGAATGATGATTTATTAAGAGCTCAGATAACTCAACTTATTCGGGATGAAATACAGGAAAATATTAATGATTATGTAGATTCTAAAGAAGAAACTGAAAAGAGTGGACTTGGTTTTGTTGATAAGGAAGGTGATGATGAATTAAAAGTTAAGATATCTAATGCACAAGTAGAACAGTTACTTAAAGAGTATAAGAAGATTAAGAAGAATGAGAAATCTAATTTTGCTCAGATTAAAAAACTTGGTTTAGTTGATCAACATGGTAGACAGCTTTAAAAGTGTACTACTTGACTATATAATATAACTGTGTTAGTATTAACACAATCGTTCACCTTGATATATTCAAGGCGCAAGTAAGCCGACTCGGAACGGAATCGTTCATCCTCATGGAACTACTTCTCGCTAGTCTTTTAACTTGTGAGTATGCTACAGGTCTGGTTAACCAGATTCACAAGCAACATACTGACACTCCAAAGTCTGAACTTATTCAGATTGTGGAACAGAGTACTGAGAAGGGATGCTTTGAGGACGCAAA